AAACCTTCTTCTTTTACCTCTTTCTCTAAAACAGTGGTATATACACAATTTTGGGTAGGACCGTTAACATCTGATTTAACTATAAGCCTATCTCCGTCTTCAACTTTAGCAGCGCTTTCTCCTTCTAATAAAAAATACGCAGCATTACTTCCTGGGTCTTCAAAATATATATTACTATATATAGTCTCGTAATTTTCTTCATCAGGTTTAATGACAAACTTATAACGAGTAGCCCAAGATGGAGCTCTTTGTGTAGTTGGTATAGTGACCTGTATTGAGTTTTTTAAAGCAGAGTTAGCGCAAGGTATCTGAACAGTGTTATCTGGACTTACAAGAGCTGTAGATGAGCGATTAAACTCATCCATATATACAATACCAATCTCATAACCTCGATTACTATGTAGACTCGATGGGTTTGCTACCTTCTGATAAAATGCTTGAGCAAAATTTATAGAGTAATATTCATAAACATTGTCAATAAAAGCTGGAGCACCTACATTTGGATTGTATGCCATAGACAATACTTGAACTCCTATCTGAGTACTTCCTGGCGTAGCTATTATTGATAAAGGCTGATTCGATGCTGTTATACCACTTTCATGCTTAGTTAAAGAATCTAAATTTTCAGGTAAAGCACAGTTTAATTGGTCTGTAAATGTTGTACCGCTACAAGAGTTTGCAACAGTTTGTATGTTAGCAGCAGTCCCTATTCTCTGTAAAAAGTCAGTACTTGTAGCTAGTTCATAAACAGAACTATATGAAGTAGGAAGAACATATGTAAATGCTAAATCTACATTTGTGGTTGTTTCCGTAGGCAGAGGTGTTTGTCCGCCAAAAGGTCTAGCAAATTGATTATGTTCTAGTTTTAAATCTAAAGTTATTGCTGCTCCAGCAATTAATTCAACACCATCTAAATCAATGTATACTACAGAATCAGGAACTGTAACAGAAGTTGTTTGCGTGTCTGGTATTTCATAATTTCCAGATGATGTGGAATTTTCTAATGTTGTATTACCTATCTCTTGAGTAACTAAATCAGCCGAATATTCAAACTTAACAGGAGCATTGGTATAATCTACCAAGTCATAACCCTCTACATAATTTCCATATATAAGCCTATTACCCATTACTGTTTGAGCTTTAGCTAATAAGGGAACATTATCATAAAGTCTTAATATTTCAGACTCAGGAAGAACAGTAAATATCTTGCTATTACTAAAGGTATATGTATAATCTTGATTGTCAGAATAACCTAAATCGCTTTTATTTAATTTCTCAATAACCTTTATGGTAGAAGTAGTAGATTCCTTAAACAATAAATCTATACCAACAACAAGCGGTCCTCCAGAATTAAATGTAATAATACAAGCATTTGTCGAGTTGGTCATCCCTTCATTTAGATAACTGTTAAAGCTAAAATCAAAAGGGTTAGGGATAAACGAAGGCTCACTAAATTGTGATGTGGCTGAATACTCCCCATCAGCATATTTATAACGATATGCAAAACTTATGAATCGCTCTTCTAAAAAATCATCTTCTCCAGCTGTAGTTATTGACTGTATAGCAGGAGCACTTACTGGTGGTTTTTTTATAACCAGTATAGATTCATCAGAAAATTGGTCTAAATATGAAGCCATGCTTATGTATTAATTGTATATGTGACATTATTAGTTAATGTCAATCCATTTATAATAATCTCTCCTACAGATTCTGGCTGTAGAGTATCTCCATTGCCATCAGTATACGAGGGTATTCCAGCATCTGAATAATTAACAGACCATGTTCCACTACTGCCATCACTACCTGTTATAGTTCCACTTAAAGTACCAGTCCCTGGATTTCCAATACCCGATACATTTACAAGTCCAATAGATACTCTACCTGCACCTGAATTTCCACTAGCATCTAAACTAAATTGAGTTAGTGCTAATCCACTAACATTACCAGCTCCTTGAATACCAAATCCTTTTGTTGTATCAAAAAAAGCTGACTGATAACAGTCTACTCCTGGCAAAGGTATTTGAGTTGTTGTAGGACTAGAACCAACTCCAATAGAAGGTATGCTTGTTGGACAACCCAATAATGTACCTGTGTGGTATCCAGTAAAAAGAGTTCCCCCTATATTTGTTTGACCAGCTGTAAATATCCATCCATTGGAAAATGGAGGAGTAGGTGGTGTTGGTGGTGTAGGTGTTGGAGGAGCAGGAGTTATGTTTATTGGATTAGGATAATTCTTTTTTATATTAATAAATCGAGGCGGATTATAATTGTCTGTAAAAAACAATAAATCACCCACTCTATCCACGCCAGTGATTAAATATGATGGATTAAAATTTAAAGTTGTATTCACTCCTGAACCATCATCAAGACTAATTATATGATAGATAGTATCATTTGTTTTTACATTATAAGAAACAATTAAATCTAATTTACCAGTATCCCCTTCAACAAATGTTGGGTCGTGGACAAACCAATAAATAATTTCATTAGAACCATCCTCAAAAGCTCCAATACATCTAGCTCCAGAGCTTAAAGGTATACCCCCTAAAACTTGTAATGAGGTAAGCTTAGAATTTCCTTTAGAATTTTCAACAGAACCAATTTCAGAAGCTTCTGTAGAACCTAACCTTACGTTTAGCGCGTCTACATATTCGCCATTTGGTACAAGCCTTTCATCAAGGCTTTTATTCATACGGCCTGCAATAAAATTTCTTTGAATATTCGCCATTTTATTTAATCCACTTGTCGCCTCCTCTTAGATTCATAAGTAATCTTCCAGGATGTATATTGCTTAGTCTTATTTTTGCATTTCTTAATAAAGCAGTTTTTCTTTTTCTGACTCTATTTACAATGTACTCTTGAACATTAAACTTACTTGATAGTATAGCGTACTCAATATATGCGTATAAATAATCTTCAAATAATTTATTTACAGAAACCTTAGAGTCGTCTCCTCCTTCCATGCCATCAGAAATGTATTCCAAAATACACTTCTCATTTAACATTGTAGAATCAAAATTTATAACTCCTGCTTTTTTATCTATTCTAAATGTAGGATTTATATTTCCAGTCTCAGTATTTAAACCATACCGAGCGCCAATAGTATAGTCAGCATACCAATTAGCTTGAGTATCTTGTGGAGTTTGGTCTTCAGCATTAACTTGATTCAGATAAATACTTTTTTGATTACCATCCTTTCTATCTATATCTAGCTGTGATTCAGTAGTAATGACGTTTCCATCACTATCAAAACTAAGAGTTCCTCCTGAACCTTGTAAATAAGCTTGAGCTGAATTAACCTGTATATTTTCAGTTAATGGTCTTAGCCAACCATCTTTGTATAAAGATATTCTAATCCAGTTTACATAATCGCTGGGCAAAACAAAAGTTAAGTTGTCAAAAACTTCAAGTTCTAACGCTTTAACTTCTTTAAATGCATCATAGTTTAATTCTTGAATACCACGCTTTGCGTGAAACAATATTTTATATCTCTCTTCGTTATTAACCAAAGAATGATTTCCAGAATACATCAACTGAAAATTATTGACTATATCCTCTAAACTTACATATTGATAAGAACCCCAGTTAGCATTAGTTGGAGCATTCCCTCCGTTCTCATAATATTGGTATTGTGATAAGTATGCCATCTTATTGTTCTTGGTTTTCTTGTTGTTCTATTGCTTGTCCAAATTGAACAGCTGTAATCTCTCTTATTGATAATCCAGCGTACTGTAATATTCTTGCAACTAAATTGTTCACATCATCCTCTGGAAGCTCAAAATCTTGATAATCTGCTTGTGACTGATTAAATACAGGAGCACCTCCGCTAAGTGAAATATATGTCCACTTAGGGTCTTTTGGATATCTTATGTATTGAGAAACAACTCTTCCTACTTCATTTACAGATGAAGGATGTATTGTCAATAAACCTCCTTCTTGTGTATACGCAGGGAATGTTATGTTTGGAGCTGTAAGCATTGATTTGTTTAGCATTGTAATCTTACTGTGATTAACGTGCTCTGCTTCATTTTTTAAGTTAGCAGATTTGTAAACACTATAATACAGTCCTGATGTTGTTAAAGAAGCTGTGCTTACAATAAGCTGTGTTTGACTTGTAACAGATTGTACTGTTAAATTAGTAACCACAGAGCCGCTTAATACAATAGATACTGTGTCTCCAGCAGATACACCATCTGTTTGAAATGTAGCGCTAGAATCTATTAAAGCAGTATTTCCTGCTCCTGTTGATGTAGTTACACCAGAGGAGGTTACCGTGCTATATATTAAAACTTTATTTAATAAATAATAATCAGAACCAGTTGTTGCTACTGTAGGAACCTGGTATATGTTGTTAGCGCTTTTAGCTAAACTAGCTGTTACAGAGAAAGTGTCTATAACCTCTTCATATCCTTTTTTGATATCCGCATATTCAGTTCCAGATACGCGGGCATTTTCCTTATTAATTACATTGTTGTAACCAATAAAGTATTCGTCAAAAATATCTAACTGTGCTTGCTTTGCAAATAAGTTAAAATCAGATGGCGATAAATAGCCATAATTATTTTTATTAAGGATAGCAAGAACTGTATTTCTAACAGAATTTATCATCGCTTTCTTTTTTACAAAGATAAGGAAAAAAAAAGAGGTCAATTAATTTTGACCTCTCTTCAAATCAGCTACTTAAAGCTACTCTTCAATCATAGCCTCAAGCATTTTCAATGCTTCGAGACCTTCGTCACTTTGTAGATATGATGATACTACATACATGGGGTCCTCGCCAAAAGGTATGGTTAACATTTTCTTTTTATTAGACGCTGTATTATACCATACTTCTTTTTGTTTGTTTCTAAACGACAGTATTCCTTTATCAAAGAATAACTGAACATTAGATTGTAACTTTAATAGTGGGTCGTTTATGAGCTTCATAAACTCTTCTGGATTGTTTCTTACATAAATAAGAATGTCTCTCTTTAATTCAGCCGTGCTCATTTTAGTTACATTATTTCCTAAAACAACTCTTCCAATAGTCTCTAACTGGTCTAAAGTTAGATTTCTAGCCTCTATAAGAGCATCTGCCTCTATATTCATTTTCTCTAATTCAACAGAAGCATCTTTCTCGCTATCCACCTCAACAAATCTTTTTCCATTTAATGGGTGGTAGTGTAAAAATTCTTGTAATACTGGATTGGTTTTAGGAACACGCAAAAATCCATCTTCAAATTCAATAGGAACACGAACAACATTATCATCCTGCTCATCCTCGAATGGAGACTTTTGATTTGCTGAATATCTTAAAACTCTGTTAACTCCCTTTTCTTCATCAAACCACAGTAATGGTTTTCTTCTTGAGCCGCTTGAAGGGATATAAAGAGATAAAGGTGCGGCATCTCTTGTAAGTTTGTAGACTTTGTCTACGGGTGTAATATTTTTTTTCATTATATAAAATTTAATTAGATTTAAAAAAAAGGGAGGCGGTTAAACCTCCCTTAATAAATATACTACTCTTGGAATAAGAAGAAGTTGTTTGCACCTAAAGTACATACAGCTCTTTCTGACAAGAAGTGTACTTCCATCGCATCTAAATCCGATGTTGCAGCACCTCCAGCAGAACCTGTAATCCAAGTTTTGTATCTGCGGTCTTCTGTTTCAGAAGCTCTATAACGAACATGAAGGAATGGTCTCTTCGCGTTTTTACCTAAAATTTGGTCGTATACAGTAGTAGAACCAGCAGGAACAAGTAGTCCGTTTACACGGCCTGAACCGCTTCCAGTTGGTAATCCACCACGCATAGTTGGGTCATTTAAGTATTTCCAGTCAGACTTGTAGAAGTCATATCCTCTACGGAATCCTGTGAATCCTAGGTTTAACGCCATATCTTGGTCGTTATCAAATAAACCATAAGAAGTTCCACCTGCTCCGTAAGAGTTTTGAGCAGCTAACATATCATCGATGTCAAATCCAAAGTCTCTGTCAACGAAAATTACGTTTTCTTCAATAGCTCCTTGCTTATCTAAACGAGAGATAACAGCGTCAAAATCTGCAAGAGTAGAAGGATTTCCTCCAGCCCATACATTTCCTCTGTTTTCTACAGCGTAGAAGATACCATCAGAACCTTTGTTTCCTACATCTCCTGTAGTAGCAATTGCTCCAGAACCTGCTTCAGCTGGTACAGCTTCAATCATTGCAGTCTCAAGATAGTCGTCAAAACGAAGTCTTGTTTCGTGCTCTGATTTCAAATACCATAGGTATCCAGAAGCTCCATTTTCTGTAGTAACTTCAACCCATCCGATTTGAGCCATATCAGAACCATTAACAGCATACTTGTCTTTGATAATAATTGGAGAGTTCTCAAAGATTTCGTCATCAGCTTCTAAAGAACCTGACATTCCGCTTGCTCCTTTCTTAAATTCAGAACCATAGATGAATACTGTAAGAGTTTCAGTAGTTCCGAATACTTGTCCTCCAGCTTCGTAGTAAGCAACATCAAAAGTTCCAGCAGCTGTATCAACAGCTGTAACGATACCTTTGTTTAATCCACTTCCTGCGTTGTCAGAGATAACAACTGTTTGTCCCACACGAATTGCAATACTTCCTGTACCAGGTACTAATGTATCAGCAACAGTAATAGTAGCTGTATCAGATGCAGCAGCTGCTCCTGATGAACAGTTTGTATATTTTGTGTGTAATCTTCCTTGCTCTGCCCACTTAATAAGGTCAGAGTTAGAGGGCATTTCTGCACCTACTAAACGTAAAAACGATGCTACAGTACGATTTCCGTAGCGCTCAAACTCCTTTTCATATGTATCAGGTAAATACTGATTCAAGAAATCGAAGTTAGTAATGTAATTGGTAGCCAATGCAACTTGTTCTGCGCTTGGCTGTAAAGCATACCCTGGGGTTGCTTGAACACTTCCTGCCATTTTTTAAATTTTAAAAATTTTACTTTCTATTAACACTTCTAATTTTTAAGCCTCGCCCAGAATCTGGGTTTACAGACTTAACTTGAAATCCTCCCTTGCTTGTAACTTCAGGTGCTTTGCGCTCAGTCATATTTATATTTTTAGTCTTACGCATCACATCTTCCGTAGCACTTGATTTACCTTGCTCATAAAAGAACTTGGCAAACTTGTCGGGATTCATTGCAACTGCTAAAGCTCTGTGATATCCAGCCGCATCTTTAATCAAACCTTTTTCATCAAGGAACTTGTTTACAAAGTTCATCACTGACTCTTGGTTTTTTCTGATTGACTGTGCATCTCCTGGAGCAAAAGTTACTGTCTTGTCGTCAAGTGTGAAATTAAAACCTTTAAAATCACCAGTAAAAACTTTATCAGTTTCTTTAATAAACCAATCTCGTTTTACTTCTGCTTCCTGTTGTTGAGTTTTAACAGATTCTAAGTATTGCTGATAAGCTTGTATTTCTTCTTGAGCTTGAGGATTGGCAGCCGTGCTCGACTCAAGGGGCTGCTTATATAATTCTTTTTGTTCGTTAAAGAATTTTTTTGCTTTAGCAATAGCTTTTTTCTTTGCTATTTTGGTTTTCTTAATTACTGCTTCGTCATCCAGTTCTTCATCATAAGAATATTCTTCCATTAAAGAATCAATATCCTCTGTGTCTAAACCTTCGCCTTCTGTAATTGTCAAATACTCTCGTAGCAAAGCATCAGGATTCATAGAATTAAAGTCTCTTTGTAATTTTACATAGTCCTCAATCCCTCTTCCTGTTTCTTTTTTATACTTAAAGTAGGCTGCAACATCTTCAGGAAGCTGTTCAGCTTCTTCTCTTGCTGCCGCTAACTCTTCTAAAGAGCTAATTTCCCTACCGTATCTTTTTCCAATATATGAAAGAACTTGTTCTTCAGATAACTCAGTTGGTTCTTCAACTGACTCTTCTATTTCAACAGTGTCTTCTACGACACTTTGTTCCTGAGCTTCTTCATTAGATTCCGCAACAGGTTCTTGTGTTTCTACCTCAACATCCTCTGTAGGTTCTGAGGCAGATAATTTTTGTTCATGCTTGTCAAGAAGCTCTTGTTCAACTTCTTGTACAGATTTTTCTTGAGCAGATTCTACCGCTCTTACTTTTAATTCCATTAGATATAATTTAAGTTACAAAGTTAATAAAAAATTTAAGCATTATCTTGGCTCAAATTCCGCTAAATCAAAGCCATCTAAGCTGTCTTCATTAGATTCAAAATTCTGAGGTGGTAAGTTATTTTTACGTTGTGAAATAAGTTTACTTTGCTCAGTATTTTGCTGACTAATTCT